CTTGCTTTGAAAATTTTATTGAATTTTAATAATAACTTTGCTTCATCAGTAAACAATATCGCAATGGCAGAATATTGGAGAGTGAAGAACAGACAACACAAACTAGGCGTTCCTAGAGTTACTCCACACCGAGATGTGGGGGTTAGGAAGAACGTCGCGGTAGCTCAGTCTACGCAAAACACCCAGAAATGGGTTGTTAAATCGGAACAAATAGCACCGAGCGCTCCAGAACAATTGGCGGTCGCTGCTTTACCGATGGAACTTGATATTCCAGATGGTCGCATAACTAATCCAAAACCAAGTGCACCATACTGGGATGAAAAAGAAGAGAAGAAAATGAATAAAGATAATAAACAACCAGTAAAAATGAAAACCAAACCAAAAATTGAAAAGAAGAAGTTTAGAAGAGGCAATGATACTCAATCAAAACGTTGTGTCGATTGTGAGTATGCTCTGAGTCAGAAAATAGGAACATATTGTGATTATCACACTGCGCATATTAATGGCGAATCTAACGAACCGGTACACCTAGGAAATGGGATACCTTGTCGTTATGGAGAAAAGTGTAACTTGTTTGAGTGCAATTTTGAGCACAGAAGATTGTGTCGATTTGGCGATTTTTGTAGAAACGAAAATTGCAAATACACACATTCAGAGTTCACATGTTACAATTATGATAATTGCAAGAGAAAGACTTGTTACTATTTACATTCTGCTAATTTACACCGGAAAGTTGGAGATTACATCCAAAAGAAAGGCAAACCGCAACGCGATTCCAATGGGAAGTTCGTGGAGCATGGGGCCATCTTGTCGGATCCAGCTGTTCACACTATTGGTGATCAAATTAGAGAGAAAAATATCAAAGAATGCTTTGATGTTAATTATGACGAGACGCATACGGATGACACAGCCCCACGTGGATTTGAGTTGACGTATCATGAAGCCTACTTCAATACTGAACAATTTGTGGAGCGAATCAAATTTAAAACCTTTGGACAATCATATCCTTATTGTTTTGACAAGTGCCTGCCTTATACGAAAGTGCCTTGGTTCTTGGATCAAACAAAAGCAAAAGAATATTTTGATTTAACACATACGAATCCTGATTGCTCCTTCGACGAACACGATCATCCTTTGAGTGCTGCCTTAAGGTATTATGCACAAAAGAAAATGGAATGGAAGATGAATTCGAAATGTTATGTCGATTATTATGGTTCGGTTAGAAATGGAAATAATAGAAAATGGTCAGCCATGCCTCTATTAACAGCGAAAGATACCTTAAAACATTATGGTAAACGATGTTGTGCACATGAAGTTTGTCAGTGCAAACAATTCGAGAAAGGTATGATAGTGGATGTATTGTACTACTTAAAACCATCGAAGATTCATGAATTAGTCATGAATGTATCAAAACATGAATTGTGGTCGATGCATCATACCATGTCAACTAGTCATGGTCACTCATTGTGTGGTGAATATAGATGGCACACAAGATATAGAGACGGGAAAACAGATTTTGTGGTCAATATTGGCCCTGGACAATCAAACACTTATATTCATAAGGACACTGAATGGACCAAACAACAGAAATGGGCAATGCCCGGCGGTTATTTGTATTATACCGTCAAAGGAGTCGTCGGTCCCTATGAAATTGGAGTTTTCACATTTAACCACGCCAACTTACGCGTGATGTCCCCAATTGAACCAATGTGGGTTGAGGTGAAATCGCAGGTGTATGTCCCCCCCGCCGAAGGCTGGCTTTACTGGTTTGATAAACTTGAGCAATGGATCGGAACCAAACCAATCTATGAAGAGATCACTGTCAGAGTGCCTATTGATCTATATTACAAATTGCAGATCAAGGCAATGTTTGCTGACGATAAAAAGAAAATGTATGAGACGCTTAAAAACGTAGCTGTACGATGGATGGTGTTGAATGAAAGTGAGTATCGAATGTCACCTGAAGAGTTTGCGACAATGATGCCACATGCTATCTGTGCAGCGCTCGTTTCAGGATTGCCTGGCGAGTATGGATCTCTCAATAAATTGTGGAATGACGTAAATTTGAGTCATGATTGGAAAAAGAAAGAATCCAGAACAAAACGCCTTGTGATATCAGGTTTGATAACAACGGCGGTTTTTGTTGCGGGCGCGTTGACCGGGAGCACAGCAATTTTGGCTACGGTAACGGCTCTCGCGGTCGCACTTGGCTTGTACAAATTGTACCAAGCTTATTCAAAGAATAAAGTGGAAATTTATGGACAAGGATCAAAACTAGAACAGATCCCAGCGACTTGTCCCATGATGGATGACCCAGACTGGCAACGGCAAATCAAATCCGTTGAGTTCCAGTCAAGAAGGGAATTACCATCCATACCTGGATTCACAACCGACCTTTGTGGAGTTAATCCCCGAATAGTCAGTAAGACGGAGATATTGTGTGCAGATTTGGACTGTAACTGTAAAGACAGATCCAACAGAAAACCAGCAATGAATTCCTTTTTAAGGACAAGTGCAGCAATACCCCTTACATTTACAGGCTGTTCAGCATCAATTTTTGACGCAGGAGTCAAACGTTGGTGGAGAAATGTACCATTGGGGGACGAAGATTGGTGGCAAGCGTTTGCACAATCCCAGTTCATTACCGATGGTGTTCGTGAGCTATACAATCAATTTGGAGCTTATCCTGACGATTTTGACACCGCTAATATAGATCTTGCCAGAGATTATGAGAAATCAATCTTTGAAGCATGGGTGTCTCGTTACAGTGTTCATGAACAACAAAACCTCAGAAGAGTTTTGGCAGATCCTCCCGACATGAAATTGACGCACAAAACAAATTTCTTTGTCAAGAAGGAGATCACACTGAGAGATGCTGCTGTCGAAGACACAGCTCATGCCAAACCATTGAAGGCACGAGGGATTAATTCAAAATCAAGTTATCATAAAGCAATCACGGGACCATGGATGTGGAAAGTTTTGTCGCACTTGAAAGAGCGTTTTAATGGAAGAACCACACCTATAATTATAGGATGTGGCTTGACACCGCAGGGTCTTGGCCAAAAATTGGAAGATGCCATGACAGAACGCGGTTGGAGCTTTTCAAACACATCGGCTTATGAAGCTGATTTGGAAATGTGTGAAACCACCATGAGAGGTTATTTTGTTGATTATGAAAACATGATCTACAAACACCTCGGAGTCCCAAAGCATGTTAGAGAAATGTTGTTCGACAAAGAATATCATTATGGCAGCGATAGGAAGAACCAGATAAAGTACAAAATGGCCTACTGTCGCGAGTCTGGAACAACAAATACAACTGTTGGTAATACTGTCGTTTATGCCACCTTGTTTGCATCGTTAATGCAGAAACAGGGTGTGAGACCAACAGATTATCTCATGCTAGTAGGAGGCGATGATTGCGTAGTTTATTATGAGAAAAATAATCGGCAAGTCGAAGCGCGAGTGGCCGCAGCTTTCGAAGAGGTGAGGAGAGCAGGCTTGAGACCTGAAGTGATCCATAGACAAAATCCACGTTCAGCAGTATTTTATAGTGGTTATTTTGTAAATGTTTTTGACAATCAAGGGCGCAAGAAGTTGATACATATGCCCCAATTAGCAAAACGTTTGTCAAAAGGTTGGATCTATTTGGCCAAAGATGGGTATGACCCGTATACATGGTTGCGCGATAACATAAAGGCGCGTCAAATTGAATGGAACCATGTACCGTTTTTGAACAAAACATTGGAACCTTTAGCCAAATTGTTGGTTGGTAGAAACATACCACACCCACCCAAAAATATGAGCCCTGAAGCAGGAGCTTTTGTGGAAAAAGATAAAAAGAAATTCCACGCCGATGATCTCACTTACAGTCAGATTGCCGAGATTTATGATCTAACGCCAAAGCAGTTGATCGAACTCGAGGATACTTTTGTCAAATTTTTGTCAAAAGATTTTGTTGGAAGTGTGTGGGACAATGAAACAATAACACACATGTTCAACATTGAAACAAATAAGCAACAATCTGATGTATAAGTCTTTATTCATATAGCGGGAACCCACGAAATGAGGCATTAGCAACCCCCCGCTTAAGGTGCTCGTCTGATCTTTTTATTTTCATTTGCATAGTTTTGCATCTTAGAGGAAAATGAAAAGAAATAATAATAATAATAATAATAAGAATAATAATAATAAGAACGGTAAGAAGAGGAACAATGGAAAACCACGCTTAATGTTGGCCATCCGACCGAAACGACGCCCACAATCATCGTCGTCAAGTTTCAGTCAAACGATCAGTCGTGCCCCAGTTAATCGATCATATAACATTCGTTCAAGACCGAAAAAGTCGCCTGTGTTTCAGCACACGGAGATAATATTTGAGTCTTTGAATGGGCAGGCTGATGGAGGTTTCTTGCCTTATTTTAGGGCAATTAACCCAGGCTTATCAAGTTTGTTTCCTTGGTTAGCACAGATGGCTTCGCTTTATAACAATTATGTAGTTGAAGCGATGCGCTTTCGTTTTGTTCCTACTGTTTCCACCGTCTTTCCCGGCACCATTAGTATGGCGTTTGATTTTGATGTTTATGGTACTGTGCCTGATTTTAAGAGCACGTTCATGATGTCAACTAACGCTTGCAGCGCGAATATATGGAAAGGTTTGTCAATGTCATTGACACCACAACAGTTGCGGGATAGAGGTGATCTTTATGTACGTTCGTCCACTATTAGTGGTACTGATCGCAAAACTTACGATTTGGGTAATTTACTTGTTGGGATTCAAGGAACCGACACTACAGCGCCGATTGGTGATCTGTATTGTGACTATACCATTCGTTTTATTAATCCAATACCGCCGCTCCAGAGTGCGTTCTCTGTTTTCAACACAAACAAGGGGACTTTGACTGGTGCTACTCCTGCCAAACCTTTTGGCACTAGCACATCAGGCATGACTTTAGTTTCATCACCTGGCGGATCATTTGTATTTGGATCGGGATCAGCCACAGTCTTGCAGTGCAAGCGAAGTGGATTTTATAAATTAACAGGTATTTTTGAGGGCGTTGATATCGAATTGAACAGTGGTGGTACTTTTACTTTGGTCGCTTCGACCGATTTTCCAGATAATCGAATGCACGCGATTGCGGACTCGTATATATCTGGATCTGTACCATCAGGTTACGCAGTATCTACAGCGTATATGGCCCTGAATTCATTCCTCACGGTAACTCTATCAGCATTTACAACGTTACTATATTCTATAGTATTGATAGACCCGATGACTGAGGATGAATATAATCTTTATTTGACAAAAGTACCATGATCAGACGTTAAATTATCATACATGACCACCAGGGTTACAATATGGTGGTCCAGAACACAGCACAACATTGAAATCAAGTATTTATTAATATTAGTGATACTTAACACACTGGTGTTTTTCGACATAGGTGTTTGGAAGGTGAACAAGCTTAGGCACACAGTAACTTGCTCTGTGTTGGCCAGTCTTGGACTTTCAATTGTTGGTATCAATTTAGTTCAGTGTTTGTTGGCTAGTTGTTCTTGAATCCAACTACGGTTGAAGAACAAGCAGAGGGCCACATTCTCCCGGC